GTATGTAGAAGTCCCCCTGTAGTCCTTTCAGGTTTAAAGGCGCTCGGAGTGTGAGTATAAACACTAGAGCAGGGGTATAGCTTACGGGATTGATCACCCGCGAAACCGGTAATCAGACGAGCTCCGGACCCCCCGCGCACTTGCGCCCTTGAGCCCTGATCATAAGAAGGGTAGCACCATTATTCGGTGCCTCTTGTGATCAGGGGTCAAGTTATTAGTGGTCCAGAGTATACATCTGGTATCGTGAAGAGTTTGGCCAAAGCAGCAAGCTTCAAGCAGCAAGCCACAAGCTTGCCACAATTGGATGGTAAGCTGCAGGTAAACAGAAAGGAAGAAAATGCAAATAACATTCGAAGACAACGGATCACCGTTGAAGAAATCTAAAAATCGGCACGGGGAGACATGTGAAGAGCAGCTTCGCAGCATGTGCAAAACCATTGCAGAAAACATAACAGCCGGAGGTGGACCGGACATAACAAAAGGAGCAAGGAGTGCTTCCGAATTTATGGAAGACGTATACGATATACGTTACTACGTGAACGGGGAGAAGCGGTACTTAGGTGCAGAGCTGCTGGTAGCAGGAGGCGGCCCAACCATCTGGGTAAATACTTATACGAAGCAGGTCGAAGGTTACTGGTGGGGGGACAAGGTCCTTGAGCCCTTCTCTGACGAACTAGATCTTAATGGCTACTGTGAAGAGATGTATGGATGCTAATTGGTCCGTGGATCTCACTGGCCTAAAGTTTCAAGCTTCAAGCCGCAAGCGTCAAGCTCCAAGCAGCAAGGCTCAAGCTCCAAGCCACAAGCAACAAGCTCCCGGACCACGGCCCCTTCATAAAGTCTCAAGCTCCCCGAACCGAGGTGCTCTGCCAAGATAAAAGTATTATACGGATGACGCATATGCCACGCAACTTGATTTGGGCTAAATCTTAACTTGTTACCCTTCGTGACTTTAAACTCAACTGTAAAAAAAGTATTATATTTGTTGTAAGCCAAGGTGTCTGGCATACCTGGAACGCTTAAATTTTCTATTCTATTCCACGATATTGTGGGTGTAGCTTTCTTAATTTTTTTGTAAAGTTTTGCCTCTGGTCCCATTAGTTTTTCGGAGTTACTCTGGTATAGTAGGAGCTAATAATATTCTATTTCTCGTTGGTTTAAATACAACTCTAATTGAATCACTACCAATGATATTACTCTCTTGAACTTCAATACGTCTTATCTCTTCAAGGTGTCCACCAACTTGAACATAGATGGTTGCGTTACCAACTGCATTACCTTTCTTACCATCAGTAAACTGATCTAAATATTGTTGTAGATGCTTTACGAACATTACATATCTCCTTTGTTTCTAAACTCGTTAAAGAACTCTACTGACTTCTGTCTGAACTCTTGATTCTCTTTTTTCAATTGATCTGACATTGTTTGATAGTGCTCTGCTTTCTTCTTGTAAAACAAAACCTCTGCTCTTAAATCTCCATTTAACTTTTGATGAGATTTGTTTATTTTTGTTAAGTCCTCAATTCTTCTCTCTAAATCATTAGGACCCTTATCGTTCTCTAATTTACTTACCATTTTATGGTACTCCTCTACGTCTTTCTTTGTCATTACCATGATTGACATTGTAGGATTGTTACTCTAAATTGTCAATATGGGATTACCAAAGAGATTGACAGAAATGCAAAAAAGGTTTGCCGAACTATTAGTATTTGGTGGGCCTGATGGACCACTCACAAAGACAGAGGCAGCTAAACTAGCTGGGTACAGCGAGAAGCGTTGTAGACAAGAGGGATCAGAACTAACCAACCCTAGACTCAACCCACTAGTAGTTAAATATATTGGTGAACTCAAAGAAGAGAGATTAAAAAAGTACGAAGTCAATTACGCCACTCATGTGGCAGAACTTGGGCGAATTAAAGACGCCGCTTTGAAGAAAGGCGCTTGGAGTGCTGCTGTAAACGCTGAGACAAATAGAGGTAAGGCAGCAGGATTATATATAGACAGAAAAATAATAAAAACAGGAAAATTAGAAGACCTTTCAGAGCAAGAACTAGAAGCAAAAATGAAACAAATATTAGAAGATTATTCACAGATTATAGACGTTACACCTGATCCAAAAAAGATCACAGAGTAATCCTCTCCATTTTTTTAATTATACTTCTTGGAAAACAATTACGATCAGAAAACACAGCAGAGTCCGTATCATAAGATGAAAATGTCCATACATGTTTTTTATCTTTTGCAAATATGTATGCCTGAGAAATCATGGTAGCAGGTAATAACTTTTTCATTTCTTCTATGTCAGCATGTCCCGCATCCCCACACGGATCGAGCCACACAATCTTGTAGAAGTAGTATTTCTTCTTACCAATCGTGGCGTGTTTATATCTCTTTTTTCTTCTCATGGTTTGGTGCTACCCCTATATGTATAAAAAATATTTACATAGCGCTAGAGTTAAAAAATAAAAAAAGGGGTCGCATACACAGTGTAATCTCCTATAAGCATTGATATTATTATCTTTTATCACGTTTTCGTAGGGGTCGCACAGGGGTCGCACAGGGGTCGCACAGGGGTCGCAGCGACCCCTAGATCCGTGGTCCGAGGCCCGTGGAGCCCGTTTCAGGGGTCGCAGCGACCCCACTGCGACCCCTCAGCGACCCCACTGCGACCCTAATTTACTGCCACATTTACGCCATAAACTCGCTGCAATATTGCCATTCTTGACTCGGCTTCTTCTATCTTGCCCAACAACTTATCGATCTCTCCAGTCACATCAATGTGCTCTGGTATGATCCTCGTGTCGGTCATCAAGATAGTTATCTTTGCACTGGCGTCGGCTATGTCTGCTTCGTATTTTTTTATCAAAGCATCATATATAACTTTATGAGCCATACGTTGGTTTCTCCTGTTCTTCTCTTAATAATTCGTGGTACATGTCTAATCGTCTTAAAAAATCGTGTTTTGCTTTACGTAAATTTAGCCCGTCAATCTTAAATTCTTGGTAATATAGGTCAGGAGTACATACCATTATTACAGCTTGTTCTATGTTTGAACCGTGCACATGATCGTGGGCCATGGCGTATGCACCAGCTTGTAACTTATAATCTCCAATCCATTCTTCTTTCTTTGGTCTGTTTGCTTGTTTGAAATCGATAATAGTTTCTTTGTCATTGTGTATACCAACTAAGTCTGTTTGACCTGCATATAGACCAGGATAGTATAACGTGACCTCTGACCCAAAATATCCTGAGACGGGCGCTAGACCCACCTCTATGACCTTCTCAGCCATACGTTTAGTCTCTTGTCCAAGTTCAGTTAAATCTTCGTAGCCCTTGCCCAATACATAGTTTTCTAAATACTTGTGCATTGACGTGCCACGCGTAGCCGAAGCAATCTTTATTCTTTCTGCCTCTTTTTTGCCTTTACTTGCAATCCATTTTTTAAGAAACGTATCGTCCTTGGTTCGACTTAAAATAGTTGTGACAGACGGTAGTCTGTATCCTGCAACGTCATAGTTCCGTGTTCCGTTGTCCATGTACCGTGTTGCAGTGGCATAGCTGTATTTGTTTACCTTGTTAATCATTTACGCTTTCGATGTCTACCCATGTACCAATCACCAGGTTCGTAGTTCCAACGTTTACCATGATGGCCACGTATATCCGCGTACCACATTCTAAGTCTAACTATTAGTTTTTTTAGAATCACGTTCCTCCCTATCCTTTACATATTCAGGCCCAAATCTAGATATATTATTTAAGGGCGCAGAGTCATGTATGTTACCTGACACAGAGATTCTCGTACAATCAGACCTGTAAGGACTGACCCAATGTTTCAGCCATGCAGGGAAGATAAACATCTCACCTTGTTCTGGGAAATGAGACATGTAAGTTATAGCATCTCTCGTTCCTTCTCCGTACAAGAATTGTATGCCACCAGGGCCACAACTCCTACCTATGTATTTTTTATTTTCTTCTTTTAGTTTCTCCGGTATCTCACAGTAGATCACAAAAGATAATTTACCATCGTGATCGTGAGGTGGATTAAATTCATTTGGTCTTTGATAGTTTATCCAAAGGGCAGACAGCACATACTCTGGTGCTTTGTCTAATTTTTTTCTGGTATACGATTGCCATGCTTGATCGTAAATACCCAAACAATTAGCCATATAAGGTAATATCTTCGCTTTAGATTCTTCACCGTAAGCAGTTTCTTTGTCGATCTGACCTGCTAACTTACCTCGCATATCTAACTTATTCTTCTCTCCTTCACTTATTAATAACTTCCTAAATTCTTCCGAGATCTTCATACGTACAACGCATGGACCCCAGTTAAACATATCTACTTTAATTTTTTCTTTTGCCATATCCTGTTCCTTTCTCTCTATTTTTCCATCGCTTGTTCCAGCCATAGACGTTCATTTTACTACCGTAATGTTCAAAGAATCTGTAATAAACATCTTTGGTTCTCTTCCAAAAATATAAAACATCATCTATCGCATCTGGTATTGTTTTCATAATAATATGGCCCCTATCAAAAATCCTGCAATAAAACAAACTATTTCTGTTCTGTAGTACAGGTGCCATACATGAAATTTATCTATCCACTTATTCATTGTCCCCTTTAAAAAATCTTTTACAGTGATCAGCGTATTTCACATCTTCTATGTGTTCGTTGAATAGTTTTAGTAGTGCTTTGTACGCACCACCAGATCTATATTCATTGTCATAACTATCGTCTTTGAATACATTATCGTTGTCGGGGACATCACGTCTGATACTCTCCCCTTCAACGCCGAGCTTCGACGCGGGCCTTTCGGCACTGTGCTTAGGTCCAGAGGAACGCAATACTGCAGAACTTGTACCCCTATCTCGGTAACTTTTTAATTTTATTTTATGTTTAATGGACATAATGATTTATAATTTGTTTTAACTTATCTTTCTTCGTAATGGAATAGGGATATAGTGCTTTCGCTACCATGAACGCATCACGGTGACTACATCTCCATCTATACTGTCCGTGGTTCTGGTGTGGATATGCGGGTCTATAGTCTAACGCTCCACATTTGAACTTTCGGTTTACAAAGTTTATCGTTGGTTCGTCTATCATATTTATCTCAATTCGTATGTTCCAGTACTTGTAGGCCTTGGGCTTTCCTTTTCTATGTTCAGTGCGTTGCTTGTAAGTGATGCAACCTTCACCATCAAGTAGACCAGCAAGATATGCCATAACTTCACTTTGTGATGCCATAAGTTATTCTAAATAGTCCTTTTATAGGATCCCAATAATACTTATCAATCTTCTTTTCGAGTGTCCCGCAACTCGTCAAAGCAAATAGGATCGTAATTCCTAGCCCAAATCGTCTCATCTATTTCTCCTTCTGACCAACAGTTTAAACACTGTGTGACCGTATTCATATCAGTTCTAAGATAACCATTACCTTTACACTCTGGACATATTCTAGGTTTATCTGTCGACATACTCATGTGTCTGTTTAGGTAGCCACTTGTAGTCGTAAACTCTTTTTTGTGTGCCTGGTACAGGTCCTCTCTTTTTTAACTTTATTATTCTTTCCACACCCATCTTAATTCTTTTATGTTCCATTAAAATTTGTGCTTCTCTTGCTATCACTTTATCTAACATTTTCTTTCTAACATAGTTAGGATCTCTACCTGCTAATCCACACACGTAATTAAAATCACTACCATGTCTGATCCAACTTAAAGCATCTAGTGCTGCCCTATCGTCTGTGCAATAGAATGCATCATCAAATGCTTTAGCCAGAACTGCAATCCAAAGCTTTTGCTCTGGTTCTTTATTAGTCTCCACTAAGTGGACAACGTCGTTATTTAGAAATGGTGCCCGATGCTTTCCCATTTAACTTCCTCACTTTCTCATTCGCTAACTTCTCAATTGTTTTAGAAATGGACAAAGTGACATCAGGATCAATTAACTTAGACAATGTCTCCAGTTTCTTGTATGTTGAGTGAGATAACGAAGCGTTTCTATATTTTGTTGTGTCTGTCATATTCTTTCCTTTCACGCAATATAGGATTTTAATATAGGATTGTCAATGATAAAATTTATAATGATGATAAAAGTGTGTGCTGCGACCTACGGAGATTGTATGCCTGAGTTTCGCCACCCAGTTGTGTACGATGATTGGTACAGTTGTGCCCAGGCTGGATTGACAGAAGTAAAAGATTTAATGACAGCAGTTGGCCCTGAAGTAGTCAACAGAGATAAGATAACAGTATCATTTGTATGTAAAGAATCTGACGAGACTTGACATTGTGTCAAAATTATGACAGATATAAATTACTTTTCTCACCTTACAACCTATCCCCTTTTTCCCTCGTGGGATAGGTTTATTGTGGTTCATCACCACCACATATATAACCTATAACTTTCTTATTTTTATACACATGATAGGTGTGACCACTAAATAAAGTTCTTTTTTTATTCTCTATTTGTGCCACATTTGTATGAAACCAACTACTACAGGATGTATTAATTTCGAACGTATCTAGTTTGATGTCTCCACCAAATGTTAGATACATCAGAGTAATCATTATGGGTTTCACTAACGCCCCTGGCCCCTATACTTCTTACGTCTTGGTGTGCGTTTGCTATAACTTTTTGCGTGTTGACCGGGACGTTTCTTTGGAGTTCGCTTGTGGTAATTGTTTACCCCAAACATAGGTTTCTTTTTAGCCATGTTGATCTTCGTCTAAGTTAGTGAGTCTCATGTTAGTTTTAGAATCTGCAAGAACATATTTAATTACGCCATTTACTTTTTGTTCTAAATCATAACCACAGTTAACACATCTATAAAGATTTGATTCAAAAGATACAAGAATAGTATCTGTTCTGCATTCTGGGCAGTTGCCTGTTACGATTTGTGAGGTGAGTTGTCCTATTCTAGCCATGGTGTATACACAACTTTACCATCAACTCTTTGCGCGCGCAAGGACTGTTGTCTGTTAGCGTTAGTTGAATAGCTACAATGTATCCATCCTGAAGTTGGTTCGTTATCTTTGTAAAATTCTAAAATGAGTTGGTCAAATTCTAGCTCTGATTTAATCCACGTTGCGAGTTCCCTGTTGTCTACGCCAGGTATTTCAAAATCTGCTGCGGCTGCACCATCGTCCGCCACATGTTGACTATTTATACTGCTACCTATTTCTACACACAGCTGTGCACAACGGAATCCTGAAGATATAATTAACGGTTTATCAAAGTGTGAACGCACTGGTTGCAGTATGTTCACTGCTAAAGCTTTCAGGTTTTCAATCTGTTGTGGATTAGGATTGTTATTTATACCTTTTCTCTCCGCAACCTGAGACTTAGTTAACTCATCAAGAGTTATATTAGCTGTAAGTTTCATTATTATAGTATACTTAAAATTTTCTTACGGTCCATGTATATTTCAGTCTTAGCTTTTACTTTTTTACAAGTAAATACTACTCTTTCTGGGTTCACCTCGTTCTGCGCGATACGCTTGGATTTTAAACAATCGCTGAGGCTCGGTTTGTATACATGCTCTATCATAGTTCCGTTTAATGTGAGTATGAGTGCAAATACAGTTTCTATCATGATGTTACTTTACCTTTGTTTGGTCCACGTTTGTATCTATATTTATGTGTACCAGTTCCATTTATTTCAACCTCTACTTTTAAATCTCTAATAAACTTCATCTGTTTTACTTTTTTCTCCATGTCTTCCATGTATTGTAATACTTTTCTAGTGTTTCGATCCATTTCCATTTCTAATTATTTTTTCCACATCTTCAGTTAATTTCTCAGTTCTTTTTTTTAAAAACTCTATATTAACTGCATTGTTTCTCATACCCTTAATTTCTTCTTCTACATCTTCTAATAAACCACTAACGTGCTCTACTATCATAAAAAGCTCTGCCTCGCCAGCTGATTGGCCTAACTCACCTCTTGGATATTTAATTCTAAACTCTGAGTTCTGGTCTAAATCTTTTTGCATCAACTCTATTTTTGTTGAGTGTTGATTAAGTGTTTCATGCAGCCCAAAATAAGCCCAGGTCCCGATGGCAACCATCGTGATCAAACTAGCAACCGTCTTCATCGGCATTTGCACAGCTGCGGATTCAGAAATTTTTAGGGCCATAAATTACTTGTAGAAACCTTTAAAGATCCAATTGACCCACTTGTTCCATAATCCTTTAATCCAGTTTAAGAATCTGCAACAAACGTTTTTACATTTATCAATCATGTTTCTTCTCCTCAATTTCATAGAAGAACTTGTCAGTATCTTCTGTTTTCCATTGACTTGTGTTTTCAACATTCCACTCAGATGTCTGCACTTTCCAATCTGGCACATTATTTTTAACAGTAAACGAAGGTATATCCCAAATACATCTATTGTTAGGTTGTGCTGCATAGTTCCCATCGTCTAGGGCTATGATGTGAGCACACTTGTGCTCGTGCGGAATCTCTGAATGGTCCGTGTCTAATATATTACTTTCAGGGTGTGCAAAGTCAACCGTAAATAAGTATTTACCGTGGTGCCATTTCTTGTCTTTTCCTATGTATTTACCAGCTTGGGCCTCTAAAATATCCCAAGAATGCACAGCAGGATAATAACTAAAGCAATTCCAAAGCTGTAACTCGTCAAGTCTACGTCTAGGAACTTCTTGCGGTTTAAACCCTCTTTGAATGAATGCAGATATCGGGAGACGATAGAAGATAGCTCCATTTTCCATAATACAATGAAAAAGGATACTACGCCCTGTAATAGCCGATAGACCAAAGATAATGCAGTCTTCAACTTCCCCATGATGTTTCTTAAGGTCATAGAGATACTCCTTTCTTATCTGTGCGTACTCCGGTGGTATGTTTGCGTTTAAATATGCCATAATAAATCCTCATTTAATACTGCCCCAGTTATCCCCTTCTTCATAATCTACTTTGTTAGGAATTTCAAGAGCGACAGTTGACTCCATTATTTCTCTAACCTTCTCTGCTTCTTTTTTATTTTGTATAGATATATCTAATTCATCGTGCACCTGTAGATGTGGTATGATGCCTTCTGCGTGTAAGTCTATCATAGCTTTCTTTGTCATGTCAGCTGCAGATCCTTGTATTAATCTATTCAAAGCTTTGTATGTGTATGCTCTTCTGATCCCTGGTCCGTGTTCCGCGAGTGCATCATCGTGAGGCAATGGTTTGTGGATACCGAACTGATTTGGCTCCCATAAATGAAACCTGCATAGTCTACCCAGCAACGTTCTTACTTTACCTTTACGTTGTGCTCTGTCCATCACAGCATCCATAAGTTGTTTAACAAATGGCACTTTACTGTGATACTGTTTAAATAATTCTTCTGCTTGTAACTTGTTTATACCCAGCTCTGCTTGTAATTTATTCTTACCCATACCATAGAAAAGACCTAAATTAATAGTTTTAGCTTGTGTTCTATTGATACCAGCCATGTCAGATACAATCTGGTGAAAGTCTGCATCACCACCTTTGTATGCATCAACAACATCTTCTACAGAAAAGAAACCTTGTAGCGCTGCATAATGCACAACGAGACGTGGCTCTTGTTGACTGTAGTCAAAGCAACCCCATTTACAATTCTCTTCAGGTATAAATAAACTTCTGATCCGTGGTCCAAGGTCTTTGTTCCTTGCAGGTATCTGCTGTAAGTTTGGATTGTTCATACTAAATCTACCAGTAACCGTGCCACCACTGTCACCACGTAGTTGGTTTATCTCTGCATGTATTCTACCCTTGTTTGAGTATTTTAATATTGTGTCTATAAATGTTGTGTGTGCTTTGTTTATTTCTCTTGCTTTTGCAATAGCTTGTACGATCTTGTGTGGATGATTAGCCAGAAAGTTTTTAGTAAAACTTGGTGCTTGTGTCTTTGCTGTTCTGTCGTATGGCAAACCAAGTTTATCAAATACTTTTGCTATAGATCTTGCTGCCCAGATCTGTACTTCTTGTCCTGTTTCTGCGTAAACACCGCCAAGTAATCTACTCTCCTCTTCAACCATCTTCTTCTTTTCAATAGCTGCTCTATCTTGATCTACACGTACACCTAAGAATCTCATATCTACAAGAACCGGAAACAATTTAGTCTCCATATTAAATATATCTTCAATGTCTTGGTGCATTATTTCTTTTTTAAACTCCTGCCATAGCTCCAATGTAAGTTGGGCGTCACGCTCTGCGTAAGATCCAACGTACATAGCTGGCAGCTTATACATCTCTGCTTTAGGATCTACACCCCAAGACTTTGCAGCTTCATATAATGCAGCTTCGTCTTTACCTTTACCAAGATAGTCTCTTGATATACCATTTAAATCATACCTGTATCTATTCTCATCAATAAGAGATGCAGCTATCATTGTATCTACAATTTGTCCGTTTATTTGTATACCTAGTGATCTTAACCAACATACGTCATACATTGCATTGTGAAATATTTTTGTAGAGTCTGATCGCATTTGATCTTGAAACCAATCAAGAACCATCTTACGATCCATGTTACCACCGCCTTCGTGTGCTATTGGATAGTATGCGCACCAGTCATGTGTAGCTAATGATATACCTACAACATCACCTACACCCACGACAGAGCCAGATCCCATTCTCTCGTTTAAGTTTGGATCTTTTGTTTCTAAGTCTATGGCTATCTCATCGTACTTTCTTAAATCAGGAAAGTCTGTTGGTGGTATCCACTCTGTTTGTGGTTTAAATAGTATCTTCATAATCCCTCTCAATCGCCATTTCAATATAATGTATAGCCTTTAATAAATCTTCTTTGTGTCCTTTTGATTTATGCCTACACAAATATTTTATAGCGTTCCCCTCCGCGAACGGTAAGTTATTTTTATTTATAAACTCACTTGCCTGTATCTTCATTGAGCGATAATGATTGCCGCCTATCTGCTTTTTGTATGCATCTCTCATATTTTATATCCTTTGTAAATGTCCTTTGGTCTAATAATGTGTAAATGATTTTTAGTTCTGGTTGCTCCAACATAGAACAATCTGTTTTCATCATCAGGATTTTGTTCGTAGTTTCTTTGTGTATTTCTAGATAGATCTGTTAATAGAACAACGTTATCTTGTTCACCACCTTTTACCCCGTGTATTGTAGACAGGGTAATTCTTGGAGCAGAGTTTAACTTCTCACCGTTTTCTCTCATCCTTCTTATATATCTAACTTTCTTCTGTGGTGCATTATCAAAAGCATTATACCATACGTCATTTGTTTTCAACCACAATCTCTCTCTTAAAGATTGCATTGTGTGTCTGGCGTCTTTGTCCATATACTTCAAACAACTTTTTTCAAAATGTTTTTCTGACATGTAAGATGATATTCTACTAATTTGATCGTAACTGATATCCACACCTTTACGCAGATTTTCCCAATCATTTACAGCGTTGTATAGGTCTTGTTCTCTATTTGTTTTAAATTTGTTCTGATAATACAATCCTTGTGAGTATAGTGTATCTTCTAAATCATTTAACATAAATTTAGTCCTAGCCAACACTAGCCAATTACCTTGACTCATGTTAACTTGTTCGAAGTCATCGTAATATGAAAGTAATCCTCTTTGTGTTTTTGGTCTCCACTCTTTTGGTAGTCGGTTTTGTATCTTATTTACTATGCGTGATGCCACATCATGAACTACCTGCGGTATACGGTATGACTGTGTCAACTGCATTATCTTTCCTGTCTGTGATATAAAACTATCTACGTCCGCTCCTGCCCATCTAAATATGGCTTGATCATCATCACCTGCTATAAATGTATCTTGTGTCTTATCCCAAATAGATTTTGCCATACCCCATTGTGTTTGTGATAGATCTTGTGCTTCGTCTATAAATACAACATCAAATCGTGGCGACCTATCTGCTTTGATAAATTCTGTAATCATGTCTGTAAAATCAATTAAGTTATAATCTTTTTTGTATTGATCTAAATCATGTACAAACTGTTTAAGTTGTTTGACCGTTATGTCTTGTGTATGTTCTTTTAAATTATATTGTTGTTCTGGTGTAATGCCTCGTAATTTAGCTATCTGCACTATGCGTAGTAAGTCACTCTTAGTTGTAAATAATCCTGAGTGTTCATTGTCATACTCGTGATAATCTACTATCAATCCCATTTTTCTACCCAAGTCTTCATAGTGTCTACGCTGCATAACTTCATCTTTCTTTATACCTAGTCTTCTAAAAGCCAGAGAGTGTAGTGTTCTAAAATATGGTAAGTCATCCTCTGATAAATTAAATTTTAACATAGCCCTATCTCTAGCTTCGTAAGCAGCTTTTTGTGTAAAAGAAAAATAACCAATCTTGTCAGGATCAGTTTGTTTTAAATACTTATCTACTTCATTTAATAATGTAGTTGTCTTACCTGTACCAGGTGGACCAAGAACAATAGTTTTCAAAATGCATCCTCCCTTTTAAATACTCTATCTTTTATTTTTGTGTCTTCTTTTTCAAACTCTTTTACTTTTATAATTGATAACTTCTTCTTACCCACTGTCATTCTTACTACCTCACAGCTACAGTGTTCTGTAAGTAAAAAATTTGTAACGTCATACTTCTCTGACCATTTGTGCCTGTGTAAAAACTTGTGATAAAATTCACCAAAAATAAAATGATGATAGCCGCCTTTGTTCCACACGTTGCCAGATTCCATGTCTTCTTTTGTTGCACCTTCTGCAGTTCTACTTGTACAATAGTTTTCAAGATGTTGTGATAGCTGATCTTTTTTAGATGCACCCTCTGGTGCTTCCACTAATTCTGGATTAGCCATCAAAGACGTGACCATGATGTCATAATCTTTTGGTTTTAGTTTTGGTGGATATTTATGTATTTGATTCATACATGCTCTTATAAACAATCTTTGTTCCTGTAATTCTTCTGCTTTTATTTCTACTCTTTCACCATCTACATTCAATCTATATAACGGTGGATCTAATTTTACAATCTGTAGATCTGACAGCTGTGGAAATAATAGTTGTGTCCCAATACCAAACTTTCTTGTTTTACATAATTGTTTGTCACAATGATTACACATTGGTTCTTCGTTACACTTAAAACCATAATCTTTGTTATCCTTCTTTTTTCTTTCTATAATGTCGTCTGTAAGTGGTGTTGAAAAATATCTGTGATTAAATGTGCTTAATTTATTACGCCACTCTTCTGGCCACTTCTTTTTTGCATACACCATGTATTGAAACAATACTCTGTCTCTACCATCTGTAAGTTTTTCTCTTGTTAATGATTCAAGACAAGGTGGGCCATCATCAAACTCTGATGGTGGTCTTTGTATTTTTAAATCTTGTAGTTGCTGTGGAGATATCTGTATTAAGTTTTGTAAAAAATCCAACAGTGTAACAGCATTGCCTTTAGAATCATAGGCATATCTTGTTGTATTTTTAAAATTAAAGTATGGTAAGTTTAAGAAATTTCCTGTATCATCTTGCGATTTTAATTCAATTTGTTTCGGAAACACCTCAGCATTACCAAAACCAAGTATTG